TACTCACGCATAATATCTGATGGCATCTGGAACCATATCAGTCTCGGAGTTAGGTAGTGATACCTTCTCTGCATTTTTCACCGATGGTATCCTCCGAGATGAAACCGGAGCGATAATCACCGATGAGAATGGCTTACCAATCTATGACGGTTGGGTAATCAACATCGGCCCTTTCGCAGCGACTGAGACCGGAGTTGATTCTTTTGATGCGGCAGCTTTTGTGGGGATAGTCAGTATTGCTGGGGTGCTGGCGGTAAGCGAAACTGGAGATGATACTTCTGTTTTGATTGGTGGTGTCCTTGTCCGAGGCATCTTGAGTGTCACCGAGATAGGTGCAGATACAGCAGAAACAATCGGAGGGGTGCAGGTAAACGGGACAGTTTCTGCTCAGGAAAGCACTCTTGATGTTGCTGAGGTCGCCGGCGGGGTGCTTGTAGCCGGGAGCATTGAGGCTGCCGAGTCTGGAGACGACACATCTGAGGCCCAGGGAGTAGTTTCCAGTGCTTCAATAATTTCTGGAGCTTTGGTTGCTTCGGAGGTCGGAGATGACATAACAGAATGGATCGGCACAGTCCTTGTTTCAGGAGAAGTTCAGCTTCAGGAAGCTGCCACGGACAGCATAACATCTACTGGTGATGTTGTTGTTTCCGGGACAGTAACAGCTTCTGAGCAGGGCGAAGATCAGTCTACATTTTCTGGTGATGTACTTATCATTGGTACTGTCGGAGCGTCTGAAAGCGGAGCGGATACAGTAGTTTTCTCTGGAGATGTGGACCATACCCCGGTATCTGGAACACTGTCAGTCTCAGAAGCTGGAGAGGATACAATCGCAGTTGCTGGAACCGTGACTGTTTCTGGAGCCGTGGCTGCACAGGAAGGGTCTGACCAGGCAGCATTCTCGGGAACAGTCATTATAGTCGGCGCTGTTACGGCGCAGGAGATTGGCGACGACATTGTCTGGGCTTCATCGATCAATGTTATTTCCGGGCAGCTAGGGGCGACCGAAACTGGCGACGACCAGTCAACTTTGACCGGCGTCGTTTCCGCTGCGACTGTCGGAGTAGTCAGAAAATATGTGATGCAGCAGCGGCAGACTGAGTTCTTCCGGGAACGTGTGAACACCAAAATAACGGCCAACGCACCCCGAACCACGCTCGTACATTTAGAGGCGACATGATATGAATGAAGTGACAAAGCAGTCTTATGAAGAATTTACGGTCAGTGTGTCGTTCGCCTTGAATATTGCTCGGAGTGAATCGATTGTCTATTCAGCAGTGACAGCGACTGACAAAGTTGGAACGGACGTTTCCAGTACGGTGACCGATCAATCGACAGTGGTGCAAACATCCAACGCAGTATCTGTAAAGGTGAGGTCTGGCTCTGAATCTATGAGTCCATATAAATTGACTTTTCGCTGCGTTACATCGGCTGGGCATAAGTGGGAGCATGACGTGACTATGAGAGTGAGGGAGCGATGAGAAACCTGTTGATAGTGATGCCCCTGCTGGCGCTTACAGCCTGTGCCAACAATCAGAGCAAACCTCTCGGGGCAGCGGCATCAAGTTACTTAACCAAGACTACTCCGGTTGATGCTGACAAGGTGCTGATTTCGGACTCGGCTGATTCATGGAAAGTTAAGAATGCCCCATTTTCAGCGTTTATTGGTATCTATCCGGTTCCTACAGCAAATAAACAGATTGTTCAAGCAACCGGAGTAGGAACTTGGGGATGGACATCTGTCATCGAGGGCTTGATCGATGACACTGCCGGGGATGGGGATACAGATAAGTTGCTGAGTGCTGACAGGGTGGTTGATTTGATCGCTGCTGGTGGCGGGGCAACCTTCGCTTTTGACACATTCCCAACTTACGAAGACTCAGCGCATGTCTCTGGCATTTCCGTCAACGCTACAACCTTGGCTGTTTATGACACGTCATCGAGCAAATGGCTGACCGCCGCCCTGACCGACACCCTCGACCCAGCACCAGCCGCACCTACAGTAACCTCAGTGACGGTCGGTACGCTCGGGCTCTACGCCGATATTCTGTTCAACACTGCAATATCAGCGGGAGTAGGCGGAACAACCGGGTGGTCGATGATCTGCGATGGCGTGCCAATCTCCATGACCTACAGTTCCGGCCTTACCACATCGACGCTTGCATACTCACTCGTTTCTACTCCTTTTAGCGGCGATATCTGCACAGTCGATTACGCGCAACCCGGAGACGGCCTCATAAATGGATCGAGTGTCGAACTCGCCTCAATTACAGATGGTGCTGTAACCAACAACAGCGAGGTGACTGCTGGCGGCTATCTGTTCTCTTGGGATGCTGAGTCTGATACTGCAAACCTCAGTTCAGGGACCGTTACAGCGACAGTCAACGGCGATCCAACGCTCTCAACCGATTACGCAGCTTCTCCTACCAAATCGCTTAAGGCCACCGGCGGCAGCGATTACTACAGATTCACCGCGAACGCCTACGACCCTACAGGCGGCGTGATCCGTTTGAAAATGTACGGCAATTACACAGCCGTAGGCTCAAGTGCCAGGGCTATGACTATTATGGGTGACGCGAGCAATTACATAGACATATATAACACTACAACTGACAGAATAGTTTTTTATCATAAACTGTCTGGGGCGAATGCGTACTTTACCTCGAACAACAATGTAATGCTGCCAGGGCAGTGGAACGACGTAGTATTTACCTACACACAAAGCGGCAGCGCGACGGATTGGTCCTTAACAGTCAACGGGTCTGCGGCAGGCTCAGGCTCAACTGCAAATATGTGGAACTCGGGCATTACCCCTATCAGGGTAGATATCGGCGCAACCAATGCCACAGCACCTATCGGACCAATCTATGTAGATGACGTGGTGATCGAATGAGCATCCTATTAGCGATCATAATATCTCTATGGGCGGCGATGTCGTGGGCTGCACCGAGCGTTTCCAATGTCTCCGAGGCAATGTCACAGGGTAACCAGGTAATCATCACGGGGACAGGTTTCGGTGCTCACGCAGATCATAATTCATCGCGAGCGTACCTGGCGGCAGGGTGGGAAAACTTTGAAACAGGTGTTGCTGATTCAATATTTGCAAGCAACACGGGGCCTGAATTGGTAACGAACATGGCACTGCAAAAAGCCAACAGCAGCTATGCTGCGCGTGGTTACAGGTGGGCCACACCTCGCACATATACTAATGTGTGGGGGCAGTCTAAGAGTACTGCCGCGATGTATGGTTTCCATTTGCCGCTTGCGACGTTCCAGAAAAAGATTTTCATTTCCGGATGGTATATGTTTCCTGAAGGATTCGACACTGGGATAAATTACCAGTGGGGGGACAACGATCAAACAAAATTTTTATGTATGACTCCAATTGGTACTCTCGGCGGGAGTGATGGGGCGAAAACATATTTTCAGACTAGACAGGATTCGGTAGCCATTCCTTTGCGAACGGAAACCGAAGATGGCTATCTGTCAGAAGGAAATGACGATCCGCTTTTCAATTATTCTCCGATGGGAACGTGGCATAGGTTTGATATCTACGTTGACCTCACCCAACCTGAAGGCCAAAAGATACATAACTGGTATGTTGATGGTAAGAAGGTTCCGAGGGTCCATGAGTTTTATAATTCTGATGCCGCATTAACATCAGCAGGGGTAATTGATGGGTTCAACTATCTATCATGGTTAATGTACCAGTTTCAGGGGGACGATACCTATACGTGGTTTCAATACATGGATGATGCCTTTGCCGACCTTACGCAAGCCAGGGTTGAGATCTCGGAAAGCCCAACTTGGGATGAAACAGCGCAGACCCACAAGGAGATACAAATCCCGCTGTCGTGGAGCGATACAGAGATCGTTGTCTCTGCAAATCTCGGCAGCTTTGATCCAGGCGCAACTCTGTACCTGTATGTGATTGATGATGATGGGGTGGTATCACCTGGGGTTGCGGTTAACGTTCCAGGTGAACCGCCGCCAGATCCTCCAGTACCAGGCAGCGCCTCGCTCAGCGGCCCGCAAGGCGCGGGGCTTGGCGGAGCTGGGAGTGTGACAATACAGTGAACAATAAATTCAACCTAATGGGGGAGAGAATGAAGAGACTTTTGGGAGTAGCCTTGGCTGTTGGCTTGTTGACAAGTTGTACTATAAAGACAGCTGAGTACACGATTAATCAAGGAATGCCTTCTGCTTGTGTTCCGCAAGTAGCTAGTCTTGCTCCTTATGGTGCAAGTCCAAATCAGACAGGTGCTGGCTCAACAAACTCCGGCGGGGCCGGGAACACGGTCATCATCATCGAGGATTCCAAACAGGACTCCAACGCCGACAGTGCGCTCGGAGCCTATGGCGGGACGGCTGCAACTGGAGCGATCAGAGACGCATTGAGTAAGTGGACGAATGATATGCGTCAGACAGATAGTAACAATCCTGCAACTACGACTACCACGACAACTACCACGCCGACCGCTCCTGTTTTTCCAGATACTTCGACAACTGTGCCTACTGAAGAAATAGCTGACCCCGTTGAGCCTGAAGGCCAGATCGAGGAGGTAGACTGATGTTCCGCCTTATCCTGGCCATCACCCTGCTCTGGGCGGTGCCGGCGGGAGCGGTGACCATACCTCAGTCGCTTAACGAGTGCACCGCGCTCTGCGCTCAGTATTTCCCGGGAGGTGTGCCTGTCACACCACCTGTCACACCTCCGTCCGGCAACAAAACTTTCCCACACCCGATCACCTTTGAGCGAGAAACCACTCAAGGCAACGGCTCAGCCGGCATCCTGTTCAGGACCCTGCAGGCCGGCTCGGTCACCTACGTCTCAGTCAACGGCGAGGTTGCGCGGCAAGGCGCACCTTACAAAGGCGCACCGGTTTTCTTGCTGACCAAGTCCGGCGATCAGTATGCCCGGCCTCTGATCTTCGTGATCAAGATGGCTGACGGGCAGACGTATACGGCTAAGAGCGGGACGACTTCAGAGCCAGGGACTCCGGTTACCCCGGGAGTGTACAAGAACTCCGCGACATATAAGGCGTATGGGCAGAGGAACGGCGGGAGGTGGGCGTGGAGGATAAATAAAAGAGGTGATTCCCTCGGCTCTGGCCCGGTGAAATTCACATTCTCGGACGGACTGACGTTCGTGGTCAGAGACCCGAACAAGAACTGTCGAGATAGAGAGGATACCTGCAACAGGGATTCCCGTGCAGAGAAAGACGGCTTTCTATACAAACCAGGTAACGGGTTGCCAAATGGCACAGGCGATGCAGATCGTGGCACAGCCCATGGTGGCATCTATCTGCACGCTCCTTACGGGAACGACAGCAAAGAAGTGAAAATGCAATGGTAACCTGCCCCCAATGCGGTCACCGCTACAAAGGATCTTTCTGCCCGTTTTGTGGATTTCCATCTGACGATTGCTACTGAAGTTTACCTTTACTTCCTGGAGGGAGAGATGAGGGTGATTGCGGAAGACAGTTTGCAGTTATTCAAGAAAAATGATGAGGGTTTGCATTTTGTCAAGGATCGGTACTGCAAGGAGCCGGGGCCGTGTTTCTCCTTCGATGATCACGGTAGAGCTGGCATAAGTTGCGAGCGGTTTCGCTACCAACCAACAGGTGTAAAATTATGCGTCAAATTATAATCCTCTTCGCGTTTCTTCTCGCTGCCTCAGCACACGCCGAACCGGCCACGGTCGTCAACGTCGTCGATGGAGACACCCTCAAGGTAGCCACCGAGCAAGGCATCACTACCATCAGACTCTATGGTATCGACTCTCCGGAACGCAAGCAGGCTCACGGCCAGTCAGCCAGGGATTTCACTGCCTCACAGGTCTTCGGCAAGATCGTCGATGTCGCGCCGGTAGGCAAGGACCGCTACGGCCGCACGGTCGCCATTGTCATGGTCGGGACCAGTTGTCTGCAGGAGCAACTGTTGCTCCAGGGCTACGCCTGGGTTTACCCGGACTACTGCAAGGAGAGGTTCTGCCAGGCATGGACGACCCTGCAGGGTATCTCCGCCGGCAACCGGGTCGGTCTGTGGGTGGATCCGGCACCGGTTCAGCCTTGGGCGTGGAGGAAACAGGAAAGATGAAGGTGGGCGGGTGGATAATAAATGGGTGTTTGTACGCTCAAATAAAGGTAGGCACTGAATTGTGGTACTACAGCCGCAGGGATGGAGGCGGGGAGAGGGAGTATCACCTATTGTTTGTAGGGTGGTACGTTAAGTGTAAGCCAGTTAGACTGTTCACAGTCAATATTCTCTGGGTTTCTGTATAGGTTGGTTTTGCTGGTTGGAAGACTTTGTGGAGGCATTGCGTAAGATGAACTTCGTCAAGATCCCCTGCTGGGGCGCCAGCATAACCGCTCCGGATTTCCTCGAAGCGGTATGGCCTCACGACCTCCCTCCCGAGGCTTGGCCGACATTCCTCGGCGCCGGCAGCGGCTGGGGGGACAAGATAGTCCCAGACCACTTCGGCAAGGCATACCTCAACCCAGCAGGATTGTGCCACGACGTCGAGTGGGCATGTTCTGCTAAGAACCTGAGCGCCTTCCTGGGGGCCAATGGTAGATTTTTCCTGAACTGCGCATCACTGATCATGGCCGCCGACCTCGATGTCTGGCCGAAGATAAAGATCCTGATGGCAGTCAGCGGCCTGTATCTGGCCGCGGTCTGCACGATGGGGGTGGTGTTCTTCCCCTGGTTCTCCAAGAGTCATGCTGAAGATACCGACCCAATGCAGAACCCGGTCGTGCAGCACCGGCTGGGGAGATTGATCGAGGCTCGGAAGAAATACTATGAAAAACCCGATGAGAGATTTCAGGACAGAGAGGATGTACTTTACCGGAGAGATGAAGAATGACCCAACATGATTCAGATAAGTGCAGCTTCGGGGAAGACGGTCAGTGTGCGTTACATGGCATTGAGGTGGAGCGTAGGAAAAACATGCAAGCATTGACAGACAATATTCCAAAAATGCTCACTTGGCAGAATAGGATAGTCGGTTGGTCAGTCCTGGTTACTCTTTTCGTCGGCGGGGCGTATATCTACGCCAAGGAGATACGAGACGACGTAATGGCGCGGTACACTGCCAGTGTCGCTACGACCGCGGCTGACATGAAAAAAATATCCGACCAGGTCAGTGCCTTGGGGAACGGGCAGGCAAGGACTGAAGAACGATACGAGGCGTTGCTCAGGTCGATAACGGACATGAACACCAACATCTCAACGCTTACCTATCTGCAACTCAAGGAAAGAGACATGGCAGAAGAAATGAAAAAATCCGGGAGACGGTAAGATATGATACTCAGAGACGGAACAGAAACGAGCGACCCCAGGCTTGACCGGTTGGTGCAATTCGACCCGCGATCTCTGTCGTTTGGAGTGACAGAATCGATACTCGAAAGCCCGTTGAGATGGGATGGGCTGGAACCGATCTCAAAAGTCAGGATCAAGGCGAAAGGGAATCACCTCGACCAGGGGCGTGAAGGTGCCTGTGTCGGCATGGGATTGACAAACGCCATGCGCTACGAGCCGAACATCGGTGACCTTCAAAAATACGATGAGCATTTTGCTATCACCCAAATTTACTGGGAAGCGCAGAAGAACGACCCATTCCCCGGCGGCGAGTATCCCGGTGCATCCCCGCGCATGGGCGGAACATCTCTTCTTGAGGGCGCGAAGCAACTCAAACGCCTCGGATTGATCAAGTCCTATCGGTGGGCATTTTCGATTGACGAACTGATTCTGGGCCTCGGGTATTTTGGCGTGGCGGTCGTAGGAATTCCCTGGTACTCGCGAATGTCTGAACCGGAGTCTGATGGACGCATCCGCATCGGCGGTCAGATCGAGGGCGGACATTGCTTGGACACCATCCAGTACAACAAAAACAGCGGAAAGCTCAGGCTCGCTCAGACGTGGGGCATGGAGCACGGTGACCGCGGCGAAGTGTATATCATGATTGACGAAATGGATCGGCTGCTGCATGAGCAAGGTGAATGTCTTTTTGTAGAAAAATAAGGAAGGCGATATGAATAAATCTCAACATTTCTACGACGCCTTTAATGTCATGCAGGACCGGGAGGGGCGCAATCTTCGCACCAACGATCCGCTTGATCCCGGCGGCGATACTTTCAGCGGCATCTCCCGAGAGAACTGGCCGTACTGGATCGGCTGGAAACTGCTCGAGCAATCAGATGGAAAGGTTACGTCAGCCATTATCCAAGCTGTGGAGCATTTCTATTATGTCGAGTTCTGGGGGCGGATCCAGGGGGATGCCTTGGCTGAGAGATCTGAAGATGTCGCCATCGAGGTCTTCGACACCTCGGTGAACTTCGGGGTGCATCGGGGGGTGCAGTTCCTGCAGGAGGCCTTGTCGCTGCTCAACATCAACAAGCGGCTCTACCCGGACCTCGTGCTGGACGGCCAGGTCGGCTGGAAGACCTTAGAGACCTTGCGGCTCTATTGTGTGTCGAGACCCCCCAAGGCGGAGGTAGCGATCCCTCGCTTGTTGAGGGTGATGAACTGCCTGCAGGGAACGCACTACATCGAGCAGATGCGCAAGTACCCGGACAAAGAAAAATATCGCGGTTGGTTCGACAGGATCTGAGATGGCAGACCAACTCGATCACGCAGGAGAACTTGAGATGCTGTTCCGCAACCAGGCCATCGCCGCTGCCAGGCAAGTCAACAGCGGAGAATCCCGCAGCCACTGCCTGGACTGCGAGGAGCCTATCCCGGAGAAACGTCGACAGTACGTACCAGGTTGTCTATACTGTGTCTCCTGTGCGCAGGAGAGGGAGGAGAAGAATGGCTACTGAAGAACGAATCAAGCAACTGCTCGATTGTGAGGTCAGGGTGCCCACCAAGGACGCGGCCGGGGTCTATATCCCGGGAGGGATGGATGCGACGGTCAGGGCTAAGGCGATCGCTGACTGTCTAAAAATTGTACAGGATGAGAAGATGAAGGCCGAGGTGGAGTGTGGCTGATATCGATTTCAAATTCACCGCGTCCCCGACCGTTTCGAAGTTCATGCGATCGAACGCTTTCCATCGAGCAATTATGGGTCCGATCGGATCCGGCAAGAGCGCGGCCTGCTGCGTTGAGATCCTGCGTCGGTGCCTGGAGGTGCCGATCTGGAACAAGGGCAAACGGTCATCCCGGTGGGCTATAATCCGGAACACCAACAAGCAGCTGCGCGACACGACTCTCAAGACGTGGCTGCACTGGATGAAGGATTTCGGAACCTGGCACGACACCAAGATGCTGTTCCGGCTGAATTTCGGTGAGGTTGATGCGGAGATAATGTTTCTCCCGCTCGACACCGAAGACGATGTAGGAAGAGTTCTCAGTTTGGAGCTAACAGGCGCATTTATCAATGAATTTCGGGAAGTGCCTGTTGCGCTCTACTCTTCGATCAAAGGTAGGCTTCGGCGGTATCCGAACCCGGTCGAGGTTCCGGGAACATGGTATGGCCTGATCATGGACTCCAACCCGCCGGAGATCGACAGTGCCGCCTATAAGATGATGGAGCACCTCCCCCAGGAGGAGGGCAACCCGAACAGTGTCATCAAGGTCGACGCTTTCAAGCAGCCGTCCGGAACGTCGCCGGAGGCGGAGAATCGTGATCATCTTCATCCGGATTACTACACCGACTTGGCAGAGGGCGAGACCAAGACCTTCGTCGACACTTACATCCACGGTCTCTACTCTCCATCACTGTCCGGCAAGGCAGTCTATGCCACTACCTTCAAGGCGGAACGGCATGTGTCGCAGATCCCTCTGCAGATCGATCCTTTTCTGCCGGTCATTATCTCTTTCGACTGCGGGTTAACGCCGGCGGCGACCTTCAAACAGATGGACCTCGACGGACGGGTCCGAGTCCTGCGGGAGGCAGTGGCGTTCGACATGGGGATGAAGCGGTTCAGCAAGAACAAGCTGCGGCCGCTCATCAAGAACTTCTTCCCGACCAACCCGCTGATCTTCATTGGCGACCCGGCCGGCAAACGACGGGCCGACTCGGATGAGTCCTCGGCGTTCAAGGTTTTGCAGGCGGATTTCGACGAGGAAGGGGCCATCGTCAAAGCTGCGTCGACCAACGACCCGACCACCAGGATACAAGCCACCGAGCAGATGCTGAGCAACTATCCGGACGGCGACCCGCTGATGGTCATCGATCCGTCCTGCAAGTGGTATATCGAGGCCTTGCGAAGCAAGTACAGGTACCAGAAGCAGAAGATGACAGGTAAGTATTCCGACAGTCCGGAGAAAAATGAATGGTCACATATCGCCGAAGCGGGGCAATATGGGGACCTCTATCTATTGTCAGGTAAGTACGACCCTGCTGAGCATATCCGGGTTACCGACTTCAACCCTCTCAACCAACCCACGCCGTATCGACCGGCGCAACGCGAAGGATACTGATGGACATCAATTACGAAGAACTGGCGAAGACAGGGACGCTGCTCAAAGGTCAGCTCGGGCAGTTCATCAATGACCGGGCGTTGTGCGAGATCCAGTGGTTGAAGAACCTCCGGCAACACGCCGGCCAGTACGACCCGGACATCCTCGCCGGTATCCCGGACGAACGGTCGCATGTCTATCCCAGGGACACCAAGGTCAAGATCAAGGGCGGGGTGGCCAAGCTGATGGAGATGATGTTCCCCAGCCAGGATCGTAACTGGGCACTCGGGGTTTCTCCCAGCCCGTCGATCCCGCAGGAAGCCTTGCAG